CCTGCTGGTGCGCCCATACCTGCTGGTGCTTCCATACCTGCTGGTGCGCCCATCCCTGCTGGTGCCCCCATACCTGCTGGTGCCCCCATACCTGCTGGTTCTGATCCTGCGCCTATTCCAGCTGGTACTGCACCCATTCCTGCTGGTTCAGACCCCGGTACTAGTCCTGATTCCAATCTTGTCCCTGCGTCCATTCCTGCTGGTGCTTTTTCCATCCCTGTCCCTGTGTCTATTCCTGCATCCATTCCCGCGTCAACATTTTCTTTTTCACCGTCAATACCTTCTTGTATTTTATTTAAGAATATAGTTATCAATAAAAGTATTCCTACACAAATTAATATTATTATTGGTCGTCTCATTAATAATACTCATTATTTTTTTTGAAGCAAGAACATTATTTTTATCTGTGTTTCTAATATTCGAATAAGTATATCATTTTGATTTTTGATAACTTGACTCCAATCAATATGTGGTTGTATTGATTCTTGTATGGGTGTTTGTATAAGAGGTGTTTGTTCTGTAAAATCGATCGGTGCTGGTTTATTTTTTAGCATATCGTCGTATTCTTTTTGCCTGGCTTCAAAAGAATTCATTTTAACAAGTTCATCTTTAAAGTATTCTATAAATTGATCATTTAATATGGCTATATCCTCTTTTTTACTTGAAAATCTCTCTATGACAGACTCGAATAATTCTTTCACTTTATCACTTTGATTTGCGGTAATATTTACAAATAATCCTTTTTGTGAACATTTATCCCATAATAAACCTTTATTTTGAATACTATTCATTTAATAATATTCAAAACTAACTTTAAATTAAAGTTTGTTAAAATAAACATCTCTCAATTTCTCGACTTCACTGTCAGCAATACGCGATCCTAAAAAGTGTTCGGGTTCCTTTGTTTCTAATAATAATGATATAATGAAATAGAGTACATACATACCGCATTCGGATGATCCGTATTGATGTTTAATGTTCAAATTATTATGCTCTTTTAATTCTATATTTAATTTGGAGCATTGTTCAATGATTCTTTGATTAAAATCGGTTACTTGTTTTGGAATTTTTTGGCCAGTAGATTCAAAATAAAAAATAAATTTCTTTTTGGTATCAATGAATATTGCTACCCAATGATTTCCTTTTCCATTGTGTTTATCTAAATTTAGCACAATACCAAACTTTGTCTTTCCTCTTTTTATTTCTTTTGCCATATCCAACTTACATAGCGTAGGCCATACGCATCTACCTTTTATAATTCTATCAAAATCAATGGGTGATGGTCCCAAATATAAAAAATGAGGATACACTTCTTCATACTGTTTCATCGTATCATTGAATTCAGTACTACTTAACCAATTGTTGTATTTTTTCCATTCCTTTAAAGGAGCATCAGGTACAAAATTTTCATTTTTTATTTTTTTAATCTCTTTCTTTTCTTTGATAAGATTATCTAACCAACACAACTCATGATTACATTTTTTCATGTTTTGTTTTAATTCATTCCATATGCCTTGAGGATCGCTTGCCTTAATTTGTTCCTTATTATTTTTGTTCCAAATTTCTTTTAATGTTTTGATCGTTTTGTCATCATAACAAGTATTGTTTTTTCTTGTTTTTTTTGGATGGCAGTTTAATAGTTTAAACGTTTTCATACATTATCACTATATTTTTTCATGATTTCTACAATAGTCTTTGTTTTAGGCTTCAGTAATATTTGTTTGTCTATCAATTCACAATCTTCTGTAATATATTCGATCTTTGGTTCGTGAAGTAATGTATATTTTTCAATAATATCTTGTGCGAATGTAGTAAACGAATCTTTATATATATCATAATGATTGAACGCAATAGGCGCATCTTTTTTTAACATATCTTCTACAATTTGTATTATTTGTTCTTTATGCTTCAAAACGAACTCTCTTTTAATCTGTTTATTTGTGGGGTGGGACATCATTTCATAATACATATGAGATATAAATCGGTTTAATTACGCAAATTCATACGAGTTGAATTATGAAAAGGATTGGGTGCTAAATGGACTGGTGCTGCTCTACCCGCACATTCTGTTTGTAAATAAGCTTCGGGTTTTGTCGCTAATGGAAACTCATATAAACTACTATTTAATTCAGGTACATATACCGATTGATTTGACTTCTGTAATGCCATAAATTGATTTCTCAAACGACTCTCTGTATCTATCTCGTTTAAATAAAAGTCAACCGGTCCTCTATTTCCTGGATTAAATACCTCTTTAGAATATGGCATATACTCTAATTTATTGATAGATGGTTGTGTTCTCTCTTCTATAATTGGAAACAGATTATACTTTGTAGATACAGGTCGAACTTCAAATAATGGTCTTAGATGTTGTGATGGAAACACACGTTGATTGATTTTATTATTTAGTGTATCGTAGTCAGCCATTATAATAATTAAATATAATAATTTAAAAATGTAAACTATATAATACTATGTGCGGTATATTCGCTTTAGTTGGTTCAACCCAAGATCCAACCGAAGCGTTTCAAACTGGTTCTAAACGTGGTCCAGAAATTTCTGAATTGATTAAAGTACACAACCATTATTTGGGGTTTCACCGTCTTGCCATAAACGGCCTTAATAAAGAATCAAATCAACCTATGAGATATGGTCAATATATATTGATTTGTAACGGAGAGATTTATAATTATAAAGAATTAATTAGTTGTCACCATCTAAAAGTAAACACAAAAAGTGATTGTGAAGTTATTTTAGCCATGTACGAACAATTCGGTGTACAATGTTTAGATTATCTGGATGGAGAATTTGCCTTTGTCTTGTATGATACTGTAAAAGATATTTTTTTTATTGCGCGAGATCCATTTGGAGTTCGACCGTTATATATGGGAAATATGTACAATACATACTGTTTTGCGTCTGATCTTGAACCTATCTCGAAAACAATTGGACAATCGTATATTAAGCAATTTACACCAGGTACATACATGTTGCTTGGTAGAGGAGAAACGATTCAACGTAAATATGTTGTAGAACGTAATTATTATGAAGGTGATATATCTACAGACATATATGAATCGTTATGTGTAGCCGTGTATAAGAGAGTTACGAATACTGAAAGACCAGTCGCATGCTTGTTATCAGGTGGTCTTGATAGTAGTTTAGTAGCTGCTCTTGCGGCAAGGTATTGTAAAGAAAAAAGGCAGATTCTTGAAACATATAGTATTGGGTTACCTGAATCAGAAGATTTAAAACACGCGCGTACTGTAGCAGAACATATTGGAAGTAAACATACATCTATTATATGTAGTGAAACCGAATTTTTTGAAGCAATACCATATGTGATTAAAGATATCGAATCCTATGATACAACTACTGTTAGAGCAAGTGTTGGTAATTGGCTAATTGGCAAGTATATCAAAGAAAATAGTAAAGCAAAGGTAGTGTTAAATGGTGATGGTGCGGATGAAACATTCGGTGGATACATGTATTTTCACGCATGCCCTTCTTCACATGAATTTGATAAAGAATGTCGTCGTTTGTTATCAAACATTCATTACTTTGATGTATTGCGAAGTGATAAATCAATATCAAGCCATGGCTTAGAACCACGAACGCCTTATTTAGATATATCATTTGTTCAGTTATATTTAAATATATCGGCTGACGTACGAAATCATACGTTGAGTAAAAAGATTGAAAAACATTTCATTCGTTCCGCTGTTCATAAACTAGATCCAACATTGCTACCCTATGATATTCTATTTCGTAAGAAAGAAGCATTTAGCGATGGTGTAAGCGGACTACAACGTTCATGGTATCAGATCATACAAGAACAACTAAAAGATATGGTATTTGATGAAAAAGAATATATATATAACCCACCCATTACAAAAGAACAAAAGTTTTATAGAGAGATATTTGATAAATATTATCCAAATTGTGATCATTTGATTCCCTATTTTTGGATGCCTAAATATGTCAATGCGACAGATGCCAGCGCAAGAACACTCGATTTATATTCGCTTAACATAGTCTAAAATCTTAATGAGTAATTCTTCCTGTGATGTATTTTTTTGAAAGATGACACATTCGTTCATTTTTAAACTAAAGATACGCCCATAATTTTTACAAACAATAACGATTTCATTTGTATCATTTTGTTTGATTTCTATGATGAAACCACCCTTTAATAATTTCATAGACTCTTTTTCTTTCAATTTAAACCATCGAAGATAACTACCATATTTTAATTCATCGATTTCATCAATATATCTGTATTTGGTTAATAACTTGTGATAGAGTTTTAATTCATCTTTGTCAAATAACATTTTTTTACACAATTGCGCGTGGATCCATAGTAGGCAACCCAGTAATAGAAG